CCATATAGAGGTAAGCTATCAAAGCAGCTCATATGGTTCCATTGAAAATAATCAGCATAATGCTGACCTTGCTTATCGTTATCCGAACCACAACCTAGATTGAGCACATTATCAAACACAGCTGCTGATAGATACTTATGCATAAATCTATTGCTATTTCGGCGTAGATAAGTTATTTTTGGGCTACTATTAGCCATCGATCAGCTCCAAAATGTTGTCGAACTATATGAAGATTACATTTACTTAAAAGCATTACTAAAGCTTTCTCATTGGTCATAATATTTTCTCCCGGTCTAATGGGAAGATTACCTTCTGTTGCTGTAGCTGTGAAGAATACATAACCATCAGGAGCCAGCATCTTTGAGATATTCTGGAGAGCTATCAGAGGACTCTGCACATGCTCAAAAGCTTCTGCAAAAATAACATAGTTAGCTTCGTTTTCGCATATCAACTTATCTTGGCAGATATCATGTCGATAAGCTTCATAACCAAGTTTTTTGGCATACTCTACTGAAGGTTCTTGTATATCAGTAGCAATAAGACGTTTCCAAGGAAGATCCATTTCTTTCATAATAGTGAGGCACTGACTACCTCCCGCTGCAATGTCGATAACAGTGTTATACTCTGTGATTGGTACATTGAGTAAGAATCGCACACGTCGCTCATAGTTGTGCCAATCACTTCGCTTCTCTGCTTTTTCTGCATGGTGACTTACTGTACGGTTATCCCAGTAGGCTTTAGTGACTGGATTCAAGAATACAGTATTGCACTGAGGGCATTGACCATAGTTATACACTATAGTGCTATTAAGCAATGGAGCTTGTCGCAAAGCTACACCCTGTACATGACCTTTCTTGATAGGTGAAAAAGGTATCTTCCATACCGTAGGTATATCCCCTATAAAGCCACAGATAGGACAGGTATGAGAGTAGCTCTCTCCAAAAGTCTTCATTACAGTTGCTCCTTAGTTTTATTCGCTTCATATATTCGCTGAAATATATCCGCGTAGTTCGCTGCTATATCCGTTATATCATGATTAAGCTCTGCAAAAGCTCGTCCATTTCGAGATAGTCGTTTTTGCAAGCATATACTGTTTCTGAGGTAATTAATTTGGGCTACGATACTCTCCATAGTTTGTTCGATAAATAAACAACTATAAGTATTCAGCAAACACTCTCCATGATAACCTACTTTAGTCAGAGTTACGGGAACACCACAAGCTAGAGCTTCCATAATAGTGTTGGAACATCCTTCACCTTGACTGGCGTTAACTAGACAATCTATTTGCGAGTAAAAATCTTTTACCATACATTCATGTGGAAGTTGGGAAGGTCCGTACAAGGCTAGTTTCAAGTCCACATCTAAGACTAATTCGTTACATGCTGCTACAATTTGAGGATAGCCTTTGTACAACATATACCTACTAATAGCAATGTTACCTGCAAAACCTACTACGAATTTATCTCTTTTTTTCCGCTTCTCCCAACGAGTTGCATCTGGAGCAAACATAGTCAAATCTGTTCCATTAGGTATTGTATGTGAATTAGGATTGTTTCGTGCACCTACTTTAGTTAAGGCAGCACTAGTTCCAACCACAGCACCTACTGAAGCTAGTAGCGTATCATACTTATGACAGTTCTCCAATAGTTTATCGTTATCCATTCCAATACCTCCAATACGAACCACAGCTTTAGGTCGCATATCAGCGGCTACAAGCTTTATTGAATCTACATTCTGTACTAAAATAATATCTACGTCCTTCTCTGCTTCACTAATGGCTTCTCTGCGTTCACGAATAATATGGTTAATAGTATACCGAGTACGCCATAGCTTTCGCAATTGATTAACTATACAAGCCCAAGACCAACGATGAAAATTCTGTATAGATAATATCCTCAGCATACTGCTTCCCTCTCCATTAGCATACCTCGAACTCCACTCAAACGCAACACAATACGTTTAGGATCTATAGCAAAAGAAGCTACTAAATAATCAGCTACTATAGGATAAAATACGTATATGATATCTGCTTGTAATAACCGTTGCTCCAACAATGTATTTCGTTTCGTTAAAAGCATTAGTTCTAAAAAGAAGGTAACAGTATGAGTATAGTGCTTAGGTAGGTTAATGCACATCTTATCTACCCAATTTTCCCATGCCCAGTGTACATCTACCTTATCTAATACCCATACTATATGCACTATAATTTAACTCCTTCGATCCAATAACGATTCGCTTGCGTATAAATGCGATAGTCTGGATCCTCTACCACTGTACCACCCCAATTCCATTCACATCGTACTACGTGATAATCTGTAATATCTACGAACAGCTGCGTCTTTTCATGCAACAACTGATACACTCGCTCTAAAATAACACCATAATTGGCGCCCCAGGCGGTGATCATAATATAGAAGCTTCTGGGCATCTTTTCAACTTCTCCCGCGTCGTACCAGGTTAGCATCGGGAAATCTGGTTTCTTAGGTGGACCAAATGCGAACACACCATAAGGTGCTTCAGCTGGTTTATCCAATAAATCCACGTGACCTAAGCATCCTGCCGTAGTCAGCTTAGCATCATCTTGGAGTGTTTTATAAAGCTGCTCCGTCAGTAACATCTTCCACTCCTGCTGTTTGTAAATGATCTACTTGAGCGGCCATATCGGCTTCGTTTATGCCTACAGGTGTTGCTGCTGCTACTACTGCTGAGAGTTCGGCTACTTGAAGCTCGAGCTCATCTATACGAATTAGCAGCCCTGCTAGGTAGGTATCTCCCTGGGCTAAATCTTCTACTGAAGCTGTACCCTTGTCATCGGTTTCTACGAAAAGAGGCACTATCATAAGCTCTTTACCGATACGATCGGGTACCTCATATACCACACCAGCCTTGAACTGTCCAAAAGCGTTATTACGATCTGTCTTTCCTGTCCATTTAATAAACATACTATGCTCCTATTTGATAGTTACCTTTAGCTTACTTGCTTCTTGTTTAAATACCTGCCTTCCAACCAACAAGGCTGGAAACATAAAAGGATACGGTCTGTTACGAGCTGTCCCAAATTCAATAGCAGCCGCATACTCCTTAGTCGCTCTTACCTCTCCTCGAATACTTCGAGCAGTAGAGCTGTGTACAAGAGATGTCACAATAGAGCGACTTAGCTCACCACTTTGGTTGCTATAACGCTTGGCTTCGTGAGCATCTTTACCATGATTGTCTTGTGCATGTTTTTGTATAGCTAAACATGTATTGTGTATGGCTATCCTCAACTTAGGTACTAACCTAGCCGACACTGTAGCCAGCTTAGCTGAGACCTCTTTAGCACCTTTAGTTTTCTTTATACGCATTGCCATGTTACGTGTTATTTGTCCTAGTTACGAATACTGTATAATGTCCAGCATACTTTTTTACGTAGTTTACATATTCAAAAGTCCCATCAGCACGATATATTCTATCGCCTTCTCGAACATTGGTATTACAGGCTATTAGTACTTTAGCATCACTCTTAACAGCTAAGCCTTGTTCTTCTAGGATAGTGGTTCCTGCTACTGGCTGCCAATCACCATTTACAGTGGTAATGGGCAGCCAAACAGCAGAAGCCTCTAGTCGTCCTAAACTATCGTAGGTGGCTGATAAACGCCTTACAATCAGAGCTTCATCCCAATCACCTATAATAGCTGCGAAGTCTGCTTTCATGTTCGTGACTAGGGTAGACTGTACGGGTGTTTCAGGTGTAACTGAAACTCCATAAAAGGTACCACCAGGAACATATAAAGCAGTATATCCAATACTTAACATTAAAGACGCTCGGTTAAATCTTCGCCAAAATTATTAATATTATCATCAAACGTCATAAAAGTAAGGTCAGCATCAGGATGCTGCAGCAGATACTTACGAGCCTGTAACAACTGTGCCATCTTCTGACCAGCTTTTACCTCGACATCTCCATCTACGTAATCCACTTGTGGAGTCGCAATAAGAGCTGCGATTTTAGTGTTAATTTGAGTTAATAACTCAGCACTCGTAGCCATAGCATACCTCGTCTATTAGGTGGTACCAATGGATTTCACAACGTACATGTAGTCTATAGCGGCTGGGGCACCAAAGAAGCGAATCTTGTACGAAGCCAAGATATCACGCGACCAGCCCTCTTCCGAATCTTTTCCACGACGCAATACCTGTAACGGAATTACTTCCTTCCAGACGAACTGTTTCTTGAAGTCGCCCAAGTACCATATGATAGCGGATTGTAGATCCAAATATGGAGAGGAAATAATCATATAGTCGTTCTGAACTGGATTTGGAGTTTGGTTATAGGTACCTAACTGCACAGTCGAAGTCATGATTGTCTTAGCCATCATCTTTAGAGCTACTGGAACCAGCAGCACCTTAGGCACGATGCTAATTGGACGGCCACGTGAGTTGAGCATAGTCGGCCACAATAGCACAGCTGCGTTGATATCGGTATGGTCCGCCAAAACGTTATTGATTAGATTGTCATACGTATGAGGAGCTGTAGTAGCGTTCTGATACAAATCAACCTGAGTACCACTTGGACGCCATGCTTTATAGCCGGTTAGATCCTGAATGGTATTCATAATCATTTGCTCACGATACATAGCAGCATCGGCACCCATCTGTCCTGCAACCTGCAGAATAGAATTGGTTTGGTCGAACAATACGGCTTCTTCTGTAACGTCCAGAATCTCACCATATTTGGACCCTTCAACGGCTGTCCACTCTTCTTCGATATCCGCACTATGATCATACGGCATACCAGCATTCACCTTCTTCAGGTTACCAGTAAGATTCAGTCGAGGTACTCGATCGTACAGCTTTTTGGAAGGCATACGTGTAACCAACTGGTCACCAACCATAGCGGCTAGTTCGTAGGCTGCACGAATCTTTTTTGAAATGATCTGACCTGTAACAATCGGAAAGGCTGTTACATCCACTGCCTCACGCAGCTCTGTAAAGTTGAAATCTTCAGGAGTCAGTATTGGAGGCTTGTCATCAACAGACTCCATTAAAGTTCCTACGATATTGTCTATGAGAAAATCGATACCCTGTTCTTTGTTTGCAACGAGGGCTCGAAGATCTACTTCGGTTCCTTGAATTTGCATTGCTATCTCCTAAGAGTAAATAATAATAGTAATCGTAATCATGCAGTATCAGTCTCTTCCTACGAGACGTTTAATACTTACCAAGTTGCAGCAGTATAGGATACAGCCTTAGAAGCTCCACCCCATAGCACTGGTGTTAAGAATACACATTTAACGGTCATACCAGAGGCGCTGGCTTTGGTCTCAACTGCCACAGCTACATGATCGGTTGCGGCAACATCCAAAGTGTTTTCACTAGCAATAGCAAGACCAGTACCTTGCTGTACGTTACAGGCTGTTCCGAGAGGATACTCGAAGGTACAGGTAGGTTCGGGAACGATACAGCGAAGCGTATGCGTCTTGCTGTCGTCTGTTGATAAAGCAGCATGAGGTTCATCTGCAATAGCGTATAGCGTATCGTTATCTGCAGCATCCACACAAAGAGTAGCCGTTACAGGAGATACGTCATCTGCTAACTGCAACATATCTCCTTTAGCTACTGCTAAACCGTAAGCAACAATTGCATCCACAAAATGTGGACTTCCGTGTCTAAATCTTTGAGCCATGAGTGCTCTCCTTTAATTCTATGTTAATAATATGGTATAGTACGGTAGAAGCATACGTCTAATCTGTAGCTGACGTATTAAACTATAACCGCCAGTATTTCAGTTTGAGATAACGACTCTTTTTTGGTGCCCTTCCTATCAGCCTGACGATGGCCACCAGTGTTTCGAACACCAGACTTATCGCGAATAAGTGTCATTCGATCTTCAATGAGAGCTTCTACCCGCTCTTTTGCCGTAGTCTTCGCCGTAGAATGAGTTTCCAGTAGCAAGGTATGGAACGTCGGTGTTTTCGCTTCTTCGGGCAGCTCACTAGCGTCTAGCAGCTCATCTACAACGCTCCTCTTTTCCAGCAGCGCTTGAGTTACCTCCGCTTCATCCAGTTTCGCTTGTATACCCTTTTTTTCCTCTAGTAAAGCTGTATTTTTCTTCAGCAGATCAGCTACCTCTGCGTCTCGACTTTTTGCACCAGCTGATTGTATCTCTTCTACGAGTTCAGTACAATTAACTAGTAAACCTTTCTTAGTGATGTCTGAATACTCCATCGTATTCTCCTTATTATCTGTAAGTTGAGTTTCTTCGAATAGCGACTGGGCTGTCGCCGGATCTTCTACTAGATCCACAGTTGATTTATGTCCCCAAGGATTACGAGAAAAGATTTCCTCGACAATTTGTATTCCATCCTGCATACGAGTTCTACCAGAAGCATTGATAGAATTACCAATAGCTTGTGGATTCTTTCTAGCTACAGCCATTACATGATGAGCGTTTGGACTGTCAAAGAGCTCTAAATCACCTTTTAGCTTGCCATCTACCACTCGTACTCTGCGATATGTTCCAAACATATCCTTTATAGATCTACCTTGCTGTAAGGCTTCTTTTTTCGGATGATCCATATAAGCCGACATGCCTTCGAAGATAGCTACAGCGTTTTGCATACAAGTATCCGAGTACTTTCGTACTACTTTTCCTTTAGCATTCACTGAGGCAGAACCTAATAACACAACATCTTTGATACACAAATTCTCAGTATCAATCGTCGCTTCCGTCAGATCCGTCGCCAGAGCTATCATCGTTGGAGCTTTGCTTTTGCTTTTGCTTTTGTTCTTCATCAGCTTTACCTTTATTTTTAGCGATTATATCGTCTCTTTCTTTACCTTCACGCTCTATCAGAGGTTTCTCTTTGGTGTAGTCGTAGCCTACGTTTTCCGATAAGGTTTGAGTGCTAGCTAGCTTTAAATTATAATGAATCTCAGCGGCTTCACCCTCTTCTTTTGGATCACGATGAATCAACTGTGAAAAATGTACAGTACACTTTAAACAAGTAGCTTTTTCTACCACTTTGGTAGTGGTTTCCATCGTATCAGGATTATATACTGGAACAGGTTGTTTAGTGGTCTTAGGCACATAACCTGTCTCCATACCTATTTGCATAACTGTTTTGAAGACTGCTTGTGCAACTTGCGCAAATATATCTTGCCAAGCTTCGAAAGTTCGTACCATAGGAGATTCAGATACCATAGTGCTACTGTAATTCGCATTAGAAGCGTCTCCTCGTACTACGTATTCTGTAAGACCTGTCCCTTTACACACCATTAATTCAATGTTACGTCCATCTCCCTTAGTATCCTCAGCGTTAATATTCAGATTAGCAAACTCGTAATCAACACCAGTAGTACCTACTAATACCGTTCCTCGTTCAGGTAATTTCTTCTTGGTCTGGCCTGATTGAGTCTGTGAAGTTTGGGTATCCTCAAACTTAGCTTTAACAGCGGTTGGATCACCACTAACTCGCATAATAAGGTTGAATAAGGTTCGAATCTTGTTCAACATGATCCTATCCTCTAACCAGCCTCGATACTTAGTTAGATACTTAGCAATACCCACCAAAAAAGAAGTGCCTCGCTTCATGTCGCTATCAGCTAAAATTTTAGTGTGTATGATCTGAGCAGCTGGAATAACTTCTGTCTGTTCTACAGCTTGAGCATCTTGATACGTACGTATATAATTGAGGACAGTTTCAATATCATCTGAATCTGTTTCAATACCATAAGAATGTGTTTGCGTTTTATCCACGATCTCATTTGGCACTATAAAACGTACTTTAGGAACTGCATTATCAGCTAGCTCATTTGCTCCTGGATCGGCGCTCAAGTCAGTTGCAAGAGCATTACCTGGTTTAAAAAAGCGTAAAAAAGACTCACCATCACGCATAGCTCGCCTAACCAGCTCTTTGAACCGTAAATCCCATCCGTTCACCTCTGTAAACTTAGTCCAATAAGCGTGCACTTCGTCGTTAGGATCCTCAGGGATAATACCAGCATCTTTACCTATAATAAAATTAACCATAGTATTGATGACACACCTAGCTCCAGGATCAGTGTAATACATATCAGAGGCTTGAGTGCGCATATCGGTAAGCTCTTGCTCTGTGTACATAGCTTTGTCTTTAGTTAAAGCCGTCCATTGACCCTCATCGTCATCCTGAGCAAAAGTAGGGATACCTTCCATTAAAGCTGTCATATGCTTTAGACGAGCAATTTCTAACTGTGTTTGATGGTCGTTCAAATCACCCTGTTCGATTTTAGCAGCGATATCCTTTACGCCCATTGGTACTCTCCCATGGAAATGACCTGGTCTACTACCATAGGTTGCTCACCTAAGAAGTAACGCTCAGCATCCATTAAATGATCTCGATAGGCCACTGGTTCATCCAGTATCTCACCGAACTTATCCTCTCGCCACTTGTAGGTTTCTTTTTCCATAATCAAATTCGTGGACGAGGCGGTGACGAAAGTTAGGAACGTTTTAACCCTATCAATCCCGTTTTTAACACTTCCACGACCTTTAGTGCATGGATGGATGTTAAAGCCTGCATTATATATCTCTTGAATCCTATCAGGCTCCGCTGCATCAGCGTATAACGGTCTCATTCGTTGACAAGGAGGTATCAAAAGCTTCAGTCTCTCAATGAGATCTTTATTGGTTAGATGAGTCTCATATAGCAACTCTTGCTCGTATGCTTTATCCTCTTTAACGCCAATTTTAACCAGAGCACTAGGTGCATTATAGCCAAAATCAAGCCCATAACCAATTCTATCGAATCGAGAATCATGAGGCATTTTGGGGATAGTCTTCCATTTGGTATATATGATATTACCAGGAGTAGCCCATTGATTCAGTGCATAAATCTTATAGTAAGTAACGTCCTGATGAATTAGGTCTTCAATACTCTTACAGTATTCTGGAGCCAGAAAAGGATTGTTTTTATATGTAGATTTGTTTACGGCTGTATCCTCTGGTGGATTCTCAGTTAGAGGTTTCAAAAAAGACCTAGGATCAATTGGATTGAAGGAAGCCACCAATTGATTCAATGAATCTGGATTCAGATTCTGAGCTCTCATGCGAAGGTTTAACTGCATGTAGTCTTTATGAGTAATTTCCGTAGCTTCCTCAATCCAAACGTAGTTGATACCTTCGATAGACTTTATCTTTTCAATATCATCTAAAGAAGCGAATATTATATCGTTATGGTTACGAGTATTAGAGATAACCATTTCAGTCTTGTTGAGCTTATGAGGCAGATGATACCTATGAAGCATATCTAACAGTAACTGATAAGCTGACTTGCGTAATGAGGGCAGAGTCTTCCTGACCACTAGAATACGTATAGTATGTTCTTTATAAAACTTGTCGAACAAGAACCATTGACCTACTGTCCAGCTTTTACCACTACCTGCACCACCCACTAACAACAGTTTACGTTGTTTATGTCGCTGTAAGAAAGTATAGGTAGGTTTAATAACCTGTACTTGGCTTATATTAGGCTGAGACTGACGCAAAGGTTTCAACTTTGATTGGTTCCTTTCCCACATCAGCCACTGTGGCTGGTGCGACTACTACTGAAGAATCTGATTCAGGAGCTTCTACCATTACTATATTAATCTGTGTTCCACCAGCATCCGCTTGCAGATTGGTCTCTCGCGGCAGCAGAGGCATTATGATCTCTTTGAAAAATTGAGATGGGTCCAGGTTGAACCTATCTTGCAAACTCTCTCGCAACATCTGCATATTTTGGTCATCTATTATCATACTATCCAAGCAAGCTAAGGCTGCTTTGCGGCCTACAGCCGAAGTAGAACCTCTAGGCTGCATTGCGGTGGTCGTAACCTTAGTCGCTAAGGTCTGTTGCTCACCTTGCTCTTGGATGTTTACGTCGTTAGGCATTGATTGTAGTGAAATCTCCTACCCATCGAGGTTTCATATATAGTTCTATATTGGGTATGAGGGCTGGATGCGTAGGGCAAACTCCTGCTTCCCGTAATAAGGTAGTCCACTCATCTGTTGAAAGCACAGGACGCTTGATAGACGGGAGGACCTTACCTGTATAGCACCCAACCAACTTTATACCCACAGCCAGAGCAGTTCGTAAGATGGAAGGGAGTGACACCAAATTTGCTGCTCGGCCGAATGTCCATATGTCTGCGAATTCTGCATCCGTGAAAGCTGGGATGTAGCGGAAATATCTCTTAGTGCGTAGTCGAAGTTGTCCCATCTTAATCTTATGACCATCTGTCCTGGCTCCCAATAGTATGGCTGCAGTTATAGTTGCTCGTCGTTCCGCTGCTGGGAGTAGCTCTGTAACCCATCTGGGCAAGAGGACGTAACCATTTCGTCCTGTAGTGTCCTTTGATCCTTTGCCACCTCGTTTAAGCTTTTTGGAGGTGTGTGCATTGCTAGCATACGTCGCAAGGCGGTGGTACTCTTCTAGAGCAGATTGATTCGCAATAGGAGTAACTTTGTCTCGAAGCACTCTTGTTCGTGCTCTTGCCTTTCCCGTTGGATTGGGATTGGAGATCTGCGATATTGACCTTGGTATTTGTACCGGCATTGGCATTTATGGCTCGTTTGTGATATAAGGTTTGTATGGCATTACACGTCAATCTAATCTACTGTTGCTGGTTCTTAGGATAACCGCTCCATATACTAAAGTATCCTCTCTATCCGTAAAAAGTCAACAAAAAAATTCAATTTATTTATTTTTTTTAATGCAGACACATACTAGCTATAATTAGTATACAGTGTTTTGTAATGTAGTGCAGTGCTTTGTAATGTGCGTATTAGAAAGAAACTACGAATTATTTTGTTACTACCAGTTACTCAAATTTTAGTGTTTTTTTCGTTATTTTCGATTTTACATTATTTTTTTCTTGTTAATTTAGT